GTTAGATTTCCAGTAATAGTCACATTGCCAGCAACGGTTGGATTTGATGTATTTACCCAGTTTGTACCATCATATACCAAAACTTGATTCGTCACTGCACTTGTAATCACCACATCTGTAACACTATCTAGATTGGTAACTAATGCTACTGTAGCATTAACGAAAGAAGACCCATTGTATCTAAGAAACTGATCGGTGCTTGGAGAAGTAATTACAACATCGCTTAAGGCATCTAGGTTAGCATTGAGTCCGATTGTGGCAGTAGACCCCTCAGCTGGTGTATGGGTTACTGAAATACCTGAGCCGGCAGAAATATCAGATACATAGTTTCCAGTTGTATCTGTTCCTAGAGCAACCGAGTTTGCTTTAATTGTTGCAGTTAAAGTTCCGGATCCTAAATCTGTAAGCGTAACTGAGCCATCCAGATCACCACCAAGTGTGATAACAGGAGACACACCTGTTATGTATGGAGATGTTAAGGTTTTATTGGTTAGGGTTTGAGTACCAGTTGTTGTAACTAAAATTGAAGTATCAGCAATTCCATGAATGTTTGTTGTATCCGATTCATGGTTTGAAAGTTCAGTTGTTGTTGATACATTTGCATAAGTATTTCCATCATTTGTGATTTGCCATCTATCGTCAGATTCATTCCAACGGATTGCAACATTTGCCGAGTCTCCTCTTTCAACTTCAAGACCTGCATTTAATGCTGGATTACCGGTGACTCCAGAATTAAGAAGAATAAAGTTATCTTCAACATTAAGATTTGCGGTATTGAGAGTTGTTGTATTTCCACTAATAGTCAGATCACCGGTAACAGTGAGATTATTTGAAATTACAACATTTGCTGGAAGACCTAGTGTGACTGTTGCACTTTCGCTACCTGAACCGGTTACTGTTATTTCATTTGCAGTACCGGTAATTGTTGCAATGTAATTACCGGTAGTGTCGGTACCGAGAGCAACTGCATTAGCAGTTACCGATGCTTCGCCAGTCGGGCTGATTGTAATATCTCCTGAAATTGTGGTAAATGTGGGAACTCCGTTTGCATCTGCGATAAGGGCTTGCGCAGAAACACCAGCTGCGAGTTTAGATACCGCTATTGATGCATTGCTGGCTATCTCAGCATTAACAATGGAGCCATCCGCTATTTGAGCGGCGGTAATAGCACTATCGGCAACGGTAACTTGATGTTCAACTAAATTAGGCATACTGAACCCCACTAATATTAAAAGTCAAACCTGTGCTTGACTGTGAAATGTATATATTTGAATTTGCAGGTATAACTATTGACGTACTAAAGTATAGTACGTTATTAGACAAAACAGCAGCGTTGGAAATAATTTTATTATTTGCAGCCGGGGATGCCCCGTCCCTTAGCAAATGCAAAGAGCATGTGTGTGTTGTGTTTGTTGTATTGCAAATATTAATAAACTTAATAATTGAATAGTTACCAACTGTGTTTGAAACAGTATACACATTTGCTGCTGCATCACCGCCTTGATACATTAAAACTGGCGTTAAATTAGCCATTTGATACCCCCATCCAAACTAAAACTTCATTATCATATGTTGTTTGATTCATATCTTGAATAACTGTTGCATCAAGAATATGATCAACATAAGAACCAGATGTGTGAGAATTTGCAGTAGAGCCATCATAGCCTCTATTCGCAACTGTAAAAGCATTTCCGGCTCTTGATGATATTAAAACTTTCTCTTCTGACTGACTCCCACGATTTATAACTATAACAAAAGGATTTGCGCCTGTAGGAAATGTTGAGGCATCAACAACAGAAAAAGAACTTGCACTATTGCTAATATTTGCAGACAATGTTGTTCTCAGAACACCACCGCTAAATTCTTGTCTTAACATAGGTTCTCCTTAGTCAATGCTGATATCAAGATCGCCTGTGGCAATTCTTAGTGTGTCTCCGGCATCAGTTGTCTTATTAGAAGTAAGCTCTCCCCACAATAGCAAATTTCCAGAAGTAAGAGCATCATGAATGCCAATAGCAACAACTGTTGCAGCAGGCATATTTGTAAAATCTATATTTGCACTGTTTGATGTAGCACCACTAGATGCAGCTGAAAATGTAGCAGTTTGTCTTGCATAAGAACCACCGGTAGCTTCTGTGCCGCCTCCGGCATCACTTGGCGCTACGGTGTATAAGGCAACATAAACAGCAGATGGTTTTGTGTATGTAGTTGTACCAAGAAAGTGATCAACAAGTTTATTTTCAAGATAATTAGAAAGATTACCAGCCATTATTTATACCTCCAAATTATTATAATAGAATTCCTTTTCTTCGTCACTAGGCAATCTGAAGTTAGGAAGTCTTAGCAGAGAATTTGCTTCTTCGGCATCAATTTCTGCCATACGCTTGTCTTCTCTAGAAAATCTAACACCGGAAGGGGTTAGATATGCGGTACCGCTTTCGAAATAAATCAAAACTTTACCGGTCTTTGAAATAGATTCAATATCATCTTCTTTTTTAACAATTTTTTTCTGTGTTTTTTTTGGCGCTGCCTTGGGTGCAACTTGGTCAGATGTTACAATATTTTCTTTTTGTTCTTCACTCATACATCAATCCTATCATTTAATAATCAATAAATCAACAGTTCCTATGGACAATTTTATTCCAAATATCAGCGAGGCGGGGAGTATTCCTCTCCCCGCCCGACCGATTTTTAGGACACTATTACAGTGTGCGCAGCTTGACGTTTTTGGCAACGACATAAGAACCAAGGTTCTCCACGTTGCAAGCAACACGCATGAATTGTGTGTATTCAATTGTGTCTGTCTTTGGCTGGAACTGACGGTACACTGTGATGTCTCTGTGCATACCCACAACCTTATTGTTGGGGAATGTCAGTTCAACATAACCGTGATTGCCAGAAGCACCCGAGTAGTCACCAGAGACTGTCTCTGGGAACAGTGGGATTTCCACCAGCGGAACACCGTATGGTGCAAGCCCTGTTGCGCCTGGACCACCATTTGCACGGATAGCACCGTTCATGAATGCCTGCTCACCGAATGTCGAGCCAGGAGCTGGAGCGCCAGCAGTAGCTGCAGTTGCCGAATTAGGATTCTGCAAGCTAAAGGACACATCCTGAACCAGACCGGCACCTGTGAAGAAGCGCAATTCATTGCGTCTTTGCAAGAACTTTGTTGGCATGTTGCGCAGCACTCTGTCAAATGTTGAACGAGAGATGTTGTTGCCACCCTCGTCCACCACTGTGCCACCAGCAAGCGACAGCTTAACGAAGCCATCAAGAGCCTTGAGGAGAGCATTGTTTGAAGATGTGTTGCCATTGATCAACAAGTCATCAAGATCGTTGGCTGTTTGACGAGCCATGATCTGAGCAAGGTGATCTTCCAGCGAAGCGCCTTCAATGTTATCCTCGAGAGCCTCAGTGCTGAGCTCCCAGTCCAAACGCAGCTTGACGCTTGTAAGCGAAACCTTGCTAAAGGTAACGGCTGCATTCGAGCCATCATCTGTAGCTTCAGTTGCCTTCTGCATCAGGCGTGTGCCAACCGACACCTTATCGATTTCCATCGAAGGTGTGCGCATGCGAACGACTCTGGCGTTACGCATGAGGTTGGACTGATCTACCACGAAATCAATAAAACGATTTGACTGCTCAGGCTTGAGCAAACCACCGCTTGCATTGCTAACGACGCTCGTAGTAACTTCGTTAGCCTTAGCAAGAATTTCTTCTTGTGTTGCCATAGTAATTATTCCTCCTTAACTTATGACTTATAGCCCAAGGAGCTAATTATTCCTTGTGGCAGGTAAACGTTGTTCCAGAAAGACTTTTCAGGTTCAGACTTTTTTAATTCCTCAACCTGCTCATCTTCTTCCGGATCAACACTCTTCTTTACAGCGCCAGCTTGAGCGAACTCCTCAACCTTAGCTGTCTGTTCTTCAAGAGCTTTCTCTGTTGCTTCCAACTTTTGAGAAATCTCCTCTTTCTGAGCGTCAAAGCTCTTAGCAACTTCATCAATCTTAGCAGCGATATTTGCGTCAACTTCAGCCTTAAGCGAAGTAGCAAAATCATTA